TGAGATTGGACTCCTTACGAGTTTAAATGGATTAAACATTTGGGTGCTCACATGATAAGAAACATAAGAATAAGTTGTGGTAATCAATTAATACAAGAATATTCCGGAGAATATTTACTTGCTTCTGTTAATAGAGATTTCACAACTGAAAAAAAACAATTATTTAACGAAATGATAGGTCATATTCCCGAATTATATGATCCAGCCAATTCGGGAAATAATAATGGGAATTATCCAAATGCGTACGCAGGAAATTCGGGAAATATGTCGGAACCATCTATATATGGGAGAAATCTAGTAATACCTATTAACTCATTGTTTTCTTTGAATAGTGAAATGGCGTTTCCGTTGTTATCATTACAATATAGTGAATTGTCAATTCAAATAACCGTTCGCCCAATACGTGAGTTATTTACAATTCGTGATGTATATGATGATATAAATGAATACCCACGTGTTTCTCCAAATTTTAATAACGAATATATGCAATTTTATAAATTTATACATACTCCTGAAAATATTAATTTAGAAAAGGATAGTTATTCAGACTCTAGAGAAATATGGAATATAGATATACATTTAAATTGTAATTATTGTTTTTTATCAGACGATGAACGAGAACTATTTTCACTTAATGAACAAAAATATCTGGTTAAACAAATAAGAGAAACAAAAAAATACAATTTGGTTGGTACAATTAAAACCGATATTGAGTCAAATGGTCTTGTATCAAATTTTATGTTTTATTTACAAAGGTCTGATATTAATTTAAGAAATGAATGGTCAAATTATTCAAATTGGGCATATGATTTTAAACCAAATAGTATAGTTAATGCCGATATTAGAGGTGATTTTGAACTAAATTATGATTACGTAGGAGACGCTGGTATTATTGGTCCGGGATTAAACCCATCCGGGGTTCCAACAAATATATTTGTTACGGGTTTACACGATGGTGTAAATATTAAGAATATAATGAGTTCATTATCCATATTAGTTGATGGATTCACCAGAGAAACTGATTTTTCATCAACAATATATAATTATATAGAGAAATATATTAAAACAAAGGGTATGGGTGAGGATGGTGTATATTCATATAATTTTGGATTAAAAATTGATCCTTTAGATATACAACCAAGTGGAGCATTTAATACAAATAAAATAAAATTATTGGAATTTGAATTTAAATTGTTAATTCCGCCACTTAATCCCGAATCATCAGTATTTCAATTATGTGATAGCGATACCGGCGAAATAATTGGTATAACCAAACAAAATCATAAATTATATATATATTCATATGATCTAACAATATTTGAAGAAAGATATAATATATTACATTTTAAATCGGGTAATTGCGGAATGATGTATCAATAATTGAATATCATTATTTTTATAAATTATAATGTTGATATTTATATTACTTATATATATTATACAATATATAAGTAATATAAGTAATATAAATATTCATGGGTTTAATACGATTTTTTAAAAGAAGAATTAAACGAAAAAATGATAAAAAAAAAACAAAATCTGAATATTTGGCAACTAATATTGTTATATTAGGACTTGATTCTGAATTAAAAAAACTTGAAAATAACGAAAGCGTTAAACAAAGGGTACAATCACTAGTTGGTAATTATTCATCAACCCCGACCGATACAGAAAAAAATGATAAATTAGTTGCCACAACTAAGGTTATTCTAGATAGGTTAAAAACGATACGTAATGGTGTGGCATTGAGTAACAAATATTTATTATCATGTTCTGAAAAATTGGATTATTATAAGGGTAGAGCAAAATATGGTGGAAAAGCTGGAGCATCAACGTATAAAATAATTTTAAATAAATATACCGGGTATATTAAAAAATTAAAATATTTACGGCGTAAGTACGGTGATCTACTAATTCAAGAAAATGTAGAATTACTATCTAATAATATACAAATAAAATTTAATAAGGGTAAATATAAAAATCCATTAATTGCATTTTCATTGGTATTTACATTTATTAAAAGCGTTTTAATTATGTATATCCCAATCATTAAAAGAATAATTTATCAAATTCTAAAAAATCAAATAATTATATCAATTATGTTAGCAAGTGGGATATATACAGTATATTTATGTAAAGTTTCACAAGCTAATTTATTAAGAACAAAATGGAATACTATTGATACTATCGAAAAAACCGCAACAATTAATATTAATCAAACTTGTGATAATTTAAAGTTATTTTGTGATTCCGATTCAATGAAATCTGAAAAGATTCATTTTAATATAAAGGATAGTAGAAACACTAGAGATTATATAATTGATTTACTTATATCAATGAGAGGTAAACATTATTCCCCACCCATATTATTATATATTTCAACAATTTTAGAAAAGGTTATCCATATAAATTATAAATTATTAAATAAAATAATGATAATTGTTAATAAATATATACCCGAACCATTAATAATATTATTTGGCGGATTGCCACTTTTAATATATTTGGGAGTTGCACTTCTTATAAATTCAATTTATTTACCATATTTAATGATTATGTCATTCAGGTATTTATTATTAGCAAATATTGGTAATGAAAAATATGGATTAGCGAGTTGGGGTAATATTGGATTATTCAGTATTAAAGATTGGTTTATAGGATTTTTATCAATAGGTCTTGTATGTACTATTGTTGGACCGTTTGCGTTAAAAGTTGGACCAGTCCTTTCATTATTTGTAGCATTATATGGTTTAATTACACCATCATTATTTGTGGCAATAAAAAATAAAACCAATGAAAATTATACATTAAAAAATATATACAAGGATAGTTATAAATATAAAAAAATATTTATTGTATTTTTTTGGATTTTGACAAATTTATATTTATTTTATAATTTTTTTAACAATAAATATGTAAAATATATTATTATTATTATTTGTATAATAGTAATTAAACAAATGTACAAGCGAACATTATTATCATCTCCAAATGATAATATGACAAAATTATCAAGTTACGAACAATCACAAAAAACAACAATTCCGGATAAAGAATTAGTACCACCATCATTATTTTCCATTTTTAGTAAATTTGGAGAAATATTTTCAAGATTCAGCGAAACTGTTGTACAAGACTCAAATGTACAAGAATATAACATGTCTTCAAATGTGAATAGATACAATAAACCACATTATAAAAACTAAAATATAAAAGTATATACATAATCCATAATATATTTTGTTATTTTTGATTATGTTATTTGCTCAATATTCATATTTACATTTTGCGGTTGGTATAAAAACACATTTACCATTATAAAATGATTAATAATTAATAATTATTAATCATTTTACATATTATAATTAAAATCAATATAAACACAAAAATATATTATTTTTAAAGACTATACTTTATTTATAATATTTATATTTAAATATGTCTATTATTGAATTGCCACCCACTTCCATAAAAGAATGTTGTGTCAATAATAATGCAATTATTGACACAACACACCCGTTAACCAATAATTGGACATTATGGTCGCATCTTACGCACATCATAGAATGGGACTTGAAAAGTTATACTAATATATATATGGTAGACAGTGTTGAAAAGGCGATTTGTTTAATTGAAATATTTACTCCCCAATTTGTATTAAATTGTATGTTATTTTTAATGAAAGGAAATATAAAACCTTTATGGGAGGATGAACATAATATAAACGGTGGATGCTTTTCTTATAAGGTTTCAAATAAAACGGTTTTTAATACATGGAAAACATTATGTTATTGTATTATTGGAAATACAATAAGTACAAATATGGAATTCTGTAAAACGATTACGGGTATTACAATTTCACCCAAAAAAAACTTTTGTATTGTAAAAATTTGGATTAATACCGATAAATATAAGGATCCTGAAATAATTAATGCTAATGTTCCGGGTCTAGTAACAAACGGGTGTTTATTTAAAAAACACAAATAATAAATGTAATTTATTAAAACGATTTGTGGTGTATTGACTCCTTAATAGTAACGTTTCTTGTATCCATAATAAATTGGGTCATTTTATTACTTTCATCATCGTCAATTTTTTTATTATTAGCTATGTAATATTTATTTATTGCATCAAGCAATGATTTAGTATTCAATTGTTTTTTAATCTTTGATGTTTTATGTGAAATAGATCCGTTTTTAATATCAACACAATCTATTTCATTATTTTTCATTAAATTTAATAATAGTTCAGTATATTTTTTTTTTACATCATTCCTTTTTTTAATCTGTTGTTTTAATTTTGTGATTTCGCCATTTTCATCTAACCATAATTTAATTGTGTTAATTAAATCTTCTTTAGTATCCCTTGTTTCTGACATTTGTTTGTTAATATTTATTATAATTATAAATATTAAAATAGTTTTAAGTTAAATATTATATGTATAATATAACATGCCGAATAAATGGGGAGCTTCATTTTGGACACTATTTCATGTATTAACGATTAAGTATGATGAAAAAAAAGTAAGCATTAAGGAAATATTAAATTTTATCAATGGGATATGTAATGTGTTACCTTGCATTATATGTAGATCGCACGCAATTAAATATATTAGAAATTATAACATTAAAAAAATTATTACTAAAAATGATTTACAAAAATTCGTGTTAAATTTTCATAATAGTGTAAATATAATGTTAAAAAGAGACATATTTAAATTTGAACAATTAAATATATATAATAAATATAACATAATTAATGCATATAATAGTTTTTTCTCGGATTATAATAAACAATATGGATCCAATACTGAAATAATTAATAAACATGATATGTTACAATTAATTAAAACAAACAAACAATGGATTGTATCAAATATTAATAATTTTAATGAAAATATATAAGTTACATTGGAGAACTGGAAAGGATATTCTCACTTGATAATAATTTACCACCCTTAAATATTTCACATTTAAAAGGTAATTTATTTGATGATGATACCGATGATTTTGTCTCATTTATTTCATTATACAATATTTTTTTATCCAATCCCAATGAAATGACAATAGATATAAAACAAATGGATGTGATTGCCCCGGCCAAAACATTTGTTGCTAATGAAGAAAATGATGGTATATTCTTACATTTAATTCTAACTCCAATGTCAATTACTGCATATAATGTTAAAAGTGCGATTATATGATAATTATACATCTTGGATATTATCATTGGAGCTATAACATATACAGATGTAAATGAAAAAATAAATATACTTGAATATGCATCTCCAAATCCAAAAATTTTATACTGGGGTATTTTACACATTATGTTCAATAAACTTGATTCATCTTCTTTATCTTCTTCACCACCTATTTGAGCAACGTTTGGATTACCGATTGTCACGCCACGTAATTTTTTACTTCTCTCGAGAAATTTACTTTTTGTTGGTCGTGTTTTTTTAGTTGAGTTTGACCTGGGAGGAGGGAATGGTGGTTTTGCTCGTGAAATCTTAACTGGTGTTTTTGGTCGTGTTTTTTTAGTTAAGTTTGACCTGGGAGGAGGGAATGGTGGTTTTGCTCGTGAAATCTTAACTGGTGGTTTTGGTGGTGAAACCTTAACTGGTGGTTTTGGCGGTGAAACCTTAACTGGTGGTTTTGGTGGTGAAACCTTAACTGGTGGTTTTGGTGGTGAAACCTTAACTGGTGGTTTTGGTGGTGAAACCTTAACTGGTGGTTTTGGTGGCGAAACCTTAACTGGTGGTTTTGGTGGCGAAACCTTAACTGGTGGTTTTGGCGGTGAAACATTAA